TATACTACAGCCCTGGGTGTGACCTGCGGTGATGTATAAATTGGTTCCTGGACCATTGCCAAATCCGCGATTGGGCTGATCAAGGTTACCTGTGATTGTTAGGTTACCAGCAGTGATATTACCCGTATGTGTGGGCAGGTATGCGGTCACGTTGGCATTGGCATAGACCTGAGTTTGTAATGTTGTTATCGTACCAGCTTGCGTGGCTGCATTAGAGAACAGCGTAGTAATATTTGTGGTAGCAGTACCCAAGTTAGCATCTAGTGTGGTAATACGAACATTTGCCGCTGTAACATTGCTGGTAATATTACCCAACCAGGTGACCATGGTTGCACTAAAACTGGCATTGTTGCCCAGCGCAGTTCCTAACTCTATCAAGGTGTCCAGCGCACCAGGTGCCCCTGCAACCAGGGTACCAATGTTGGCACTGAGTGACTGTATTGCGCTATTGGCTGCAGTTACATTAGCATTAACAGTACTAATACCGGTGGCTTGTGTGGTTGCATTGGCATTGGCAAACGTTTGATATGCACCAACATTGGCTCTTAATACATCGTCAGTGCCGCTGCCACCACTGCCTGTTAATAAATTTCCATTAACTAATAAATTTCCATTGCTGACAGTAAGAGGAACATTACCAATATAGATTGTGTTGTTGCTGACCCACAGATCTTTCCATTGGTGTGTTGAGCTACCTAGGCTATAGGTCACATTGGCACTTGGTATTATGTTACTAGATATTGCTATTAAGTTTGGTATCAATGCATTTGCTGCTGTTACATTGGCACGTAAAGAGTTTATCTCAGTGGTTTGCGTGGCTGCATTGCTATTGGCAAACGTTTGATATGCACCTACATTGGCATTGATAGAATTAATACTGGTGGTTTGCGTGGCTGCATTGCTATTGGCAAACGTTTGATATGCACCTACATTGGCATTGATAGAATTAATACTGGTGGCTTGAGTGGCTGCATTGGCATTGGCAAAAGTTTGAAATGCGCCGATGTTTGCGCTGGTGATACTCTGTGAAGCCAGATATGCCGCAGTATTGGTATTACTGTACGAGCCGATTGCACCTGACGCAGTTATAGCGTTACCACCAGCAGTTACACCATCGTGTACTCGTAGTGTTTTTAATTGAGTGTCAATGGTTAATTCACCGCTTACTCCGGTATAATTATTGTTTTGTACAGTATTACCACGTTTCAATAATACTTTAGTTACGTTTACATTTGCTGTTGTCATGGTAATAATCCGCTGTCAATTACAACTTCGTTCAGTGCAGGTGCAGGTTCCGTTGTTGAATAATATGCATCTCGCACATCCAAATCCAACGGAACTCCAAAGTTGTCATCAATGTAGAGTGGACTTTCGCTGCTGTCAGCTGCTAACACTTTTTTTAGTGTCAGTTTATAAATTCTCTGATCCAGACTGTTGACAGTTGCAGTATCAATGATCACTGTACCCAAACCTTTGGTAATATCTGTAAAAGCGACTGCTAAATTATAAGCAGTAGTTTTATTAACCGGATCTTCTATGTTCAGTTGCACAGTATAACCAGTCAAATTTACTGGTTTTTGGTCCTGATTTTTAACTACGACTTGTATGGGGTTGTCTATGCCTTGATAGACGGTGATTGGGCGACTGTACACGATTCTGTTCCTTGGTGCAAATATAGTTGGATCCTGAAATTGGACCACCAGAGTATTTGGGTATAAATAACTTTGAATTTGTTGCATTATGTATTTATTGATTAAATGGTTGAACCAGACTACACAGAATTATTACAAAAATATCCGTTCTTGACCTACCTAGTTTATGGAGGCAACGATTATATCGGTGTCATTCAGAATCTAGACGAAGTTATAACAACTATCTACGATTATGGTGCCTTACGCACTCTAGAACAAAAACAGCAGTTTTTGGAACTGGCAGAGACTTGGTGGTGGGAAAGTAACAGGTTGATCCCAATCAACGTGTTCTTAAAAGCCGAATGGGTGCCATTCAGAACTGTGGTCAAGACCATGAATTCGAAAGATGTAGAAATTAAATTTGGCCCGCAAGTGAGCCTTAAAGAAATTGCTGCCAAACGCAGCAAGAGACGCAGTATTACACTGGTTCGTAAACTGGGTTAACTGAATCCATAACTGACCTGTTCGCAGATCAAATTCATATTAACTGCTACTAGATGTGCGTAGCTGACCGCATGTGCTTTTTTGAAGTAGTAGCCATCGTCAACAGGGCGTTCCCAAACTGTTTCGGCAACTTCTCGCCAGGTCTTTCCAATTAAATGACGTTTAGCAGGACGTATTACTGCCAAGAACATGGCCAGTCTAGGAATACTATCAACTGGCTCGGGCATTCTAACCAAGGTATCGTAATGTGATCCAATGTGTATCAGTTGACTGCAAAAGTCTCTGGCCTGTAACAAATCCCACAATGGCTCTTGTTGCATCAAATACGCAAGATGTTCTTCATTTTTTATTTGTTGATATAACCCAACATTAAGTACGTCTATTTTTGTGTAGCCAAGCGCCTCAGCTGCTTCATAATCCAATGCGGCTCGGCCAGTAAACGGATCTGCAGGAATTTCTGTAAAATACACGCCAGTGTTGTGCTTGGAAACTTTATCGTTGCGAATAATGGTTGCCGCAGTATGCTTGAGTAACGTCAGGGCCTGATCTCTATTGGCCACGTCAATGTCAATGTCACTAGTAAATTTCATAGTCCAGCAGCCTCTAGTATGTGTTTACACCATTCGACATCAGCCATGTAATCCTTAAACTTGCGATTCCAATGATCAGGATCGATAAAAGGCAAAACCAATGCCACGTGTTCTTCTCCAAGGCTACCCAGAAAGTCCACCCCAGAATTGCAATTAAACAACACCCAAGGACTGACCCTGCCACTGGTAATATGAAAACAAATACGATTAGTGTTACCATACCTAAAGTAGTGACTCCAATCAGCGAGGTCATGATTCGTTTCAGCGTATTCATGCATTTCCTTTAGCGCACGTTCCAGTGCATCCTGTACTGCTTCACGTCGAATATAATCCAGCAACCACTCATCATAAAAGCTATCCTTGCACCACTGATCCAGCTTCTTGTTATTTTTTAAAAGCCATGCAGTAAAACTATCGCTATTGATAGCCCTAATATCAACCAAATGTCTGCCGTAACGAACGAAAGCATTATAATAAGGACTGTTAACGAAATCTTCATAACTTTTCAGCCGTGCGCTGCCTTGTGTTGTTTCATAGAATTTTAAATAAGCTCTGAGACCAAACTGTACACCAGTTTCTTTTTCCTGTTGCCATCTGCGTTTTTGCTCACACAGATGTGCAGTCAGTGTTGACTCCTTGCGAAATTCTTTTTCGCAATAACGACATTTATAGCTCTGATTTAATTCGTTTGTCATCCCACCCAAGCTCTCGTGCCATTTGTTTAAGATCTGCTGCTGTATTAATTTCTGCCAGTAGTGCAATGTCGTCTTCACCAAGATCTGGTCGTAAGTTGCGTAAAAATTTTAGAACCTTGTTGTTGTTATCCTGTTTCTTTTGCTTGATCCAGTCATGTCTAAACGTACCCATGCCCGGGCTTACTGTGGTAGCAGCAAGCCATTGTAGCTTTGGATGTTTAGACAGATCAAAAAAGTGCTTGTTTAAGTTCTCATTGCAGGACATCAAGTAGTAGGCCTGCAAGTCGGCTGATCCTTGTACGCTACTGCTCCAACGCACCATCATGTACTCACTGAATTCTCGACGTTCTTCGTCGGTCAGCGTGTCCGGAAAGTCTCTGACCTTGCCATCTAAGGCCCGCATCTGCCGATCAATACTTAGTTTACGTTCTTTCATACTGGATGATGTTTAACAGGTTCTTCTTGTTTGATTAAATGATATATCATTATAACACGTTCTAGCTCAGACTGCAAGGTAGGATTTGTCCGAGCTATGCGTCGAATTTCGCCCCACATTTTGTCTTCCTGGATGTGATCAATCAAGGGTCTACCATCACTGGTGCGTTTGTCATAATCAATATGATGCCCGGATACCGGATCATATCCATATCCTATTAGCTCGCGTGTGGCAGGGTCGGCACCTGCTTCTCTAGCATACACTTCATTGCCCACACGTTCATAAATGTATGCAGCACCAGGTTTGAAATTTCCCATAAAATTTCCTACAAAAAAAATACTTGTATGCTGTGTCGACAGTCCATACCTGCCACGCTGTCTTTGGCAACAACCGGAGTAACACAATGCTGATATTTGGCCGGAAAAATAACTAACCTATCATTCAAACATTCTATTGTTGTTGTACCCAAGCGATCTTGTTGATAAAGTCCGTTGCTGAGTTCAAAATCACCGCCGGCAAATTGCTTGGGTGTCTGATAGCAAAAATAATTCCATGTCACATGCCCGCCGCCATCGGTATGCCATTTGTAAAAATCTGCAGACGAATATCTGCTCAATACCATGTTGTGAGTTCTTGATTGTATGCCGTCAATATGATTTAGTTCCGGCAGTTGAGCCACTGCTTGTTCTATTTGTGGATTAAAAAATCCTGCGGTAAAAATAGACATTATGCCCAATGTATCGTTATCAAATGTATCAAGCCATAAATTTAAATTTTTTCTAAATCCGTGATCAGTACGTCTTACCCCATGATCAATGATCTCTGCATCAATCATACGGTCTTGAATGGTTGCAATCATGCCTAGCAACTGTTGATTTGTTCTGGATCCTAAAAAGTTATCAATCACAATATGTGGTACTGGATGCAAATGAAATTTTATCTGCATTATATCAATGTCCTTGCTTGATCTGTCACAATATACCTACCTACCAATCGATCCTGAAATCCTGCAATAACTTCTTGATGCAACGGCAATGTATCTAGATCATATTCTTGAGCATAATATGTATCAGTTACATTAAATGTACTGGCAAAATACACTTGAGGTATATCAATTGCACAAATTGCATCGTGTACTATTCTGTGATGTATGTGACCATAATCACCGTCTACATTGTGAGTCACAAGTAGCACAGGATTGTATTTAAACACAGACGATCTAATTGCTGTTTCAGCATCAACCCTGTGCCAGAAATTTAAATGCTGGGTCTCTTGATCTTTGTAGTCATCAACCAGTCCAAGAAACTCTGTTGTGACATTACGATTGTTCCAAAAAGCAGAAACTTCCTTTGCTCTTGGATCTGCAGCACTATAGGTCAAATAGACTATGTGCCAATGATACTGCGGTAAATTTTCTATCAGCGGCAAAGCAAAGATGATGCAATCATCAGGGTGTGCTACTACCGCCAATGCCTTACCAGCACTTGCCATAGTCGACCACTTCACTTTGGCGGCTGATATCTTTGACAAAATAAGCACACAAGGGCTTTTTTGTTCCTGTTTCTAACGGAACTGCCAGTAGCTGGCCAGGTTTCAGTTTAGGAAAATACCACTTGACGTCTTGATAAATGTCAACAATTTCAATGTGTGCAAATTCTGGTCTAAAACTTGTCAACGGGTTAAAACAAAATACACTGAAACCGCGATCATTGATACTGGTTAACGGTACTACTTCTAGGTCTCCTAGATCAGGTTCGCCAATGAGCACATGCCAATCCACTGGCATTTTGATCACATTGTTGCCTATGCGTAATACCAATGCAGGACTGTTAAAACTTTCTAGAAAGATCAAAGGTATGTAAAAATAATCAGGACTTCTTGGATCGCTGTTGTCAAGTACAGCAAAACGCATGTCCTCTACTTCGTCGGGTATTTCATTAAGCTCGTATGCTGTGTTGTCTAAAGTTAATATTCTCATTTTAATAGTTTAAAATCCATGATTTTGTTTGATCATCATACCAAACATGTATGTCTTGTGTAGCATTTAATATAATTTTACATGGTACTGCCCACCATGTATCTAGTAGATCCATTGCTACATCTCCGCTATATGCCGTCCAAAACATTGCAACCATCATGTCTTTCTTGTAAGGGATGTCTGCTGTTTTTACTAGGAACTCAACTTGCTCCGGGATTGGTTTGTTTAAATCAACCACCAATTCTGGGGTTTCGTGGAATGTGTTTAACCGTAACTGTTTCATGTCGGAGTTGTTTTTGTACATTGTAAACAGATTTGCAATACTGTTGATTCGATTGCGTACAGTAGATACCGCAGTATTTGATTTAACTATTTGGCTAATAGCATCTTGGAATGCTGGATCAATGTCGATATCAGGTTTAAAGTCATATGCTTCAGACTCTCGCATACAGACTGTAAAGATAGGATGATTGTGATAAAACACTAGTTTAATCTTAAAAGTGCCAGGAATAAATGTTCCGCCATGCTTTTGTGCATGACGTGCAATGTGCAAAATATCCTCATTGAAGATGTGCCACCCAATTGTTTCACTGACGTAAATGTCGGCCTTGAGATCTAAATTTAAAAAATTATCATTTATTACTGTAATTTTATCTTGTAAATTTAAATGACTAATCATGTTCCTGACCAATTGAGCTCGACCAGAATCCATCTCAACTGCATACACATGACTGGCTCCGTGCTGTGCTGCCAGTATGCTGAGAAAGCCAGTGCCGGCGCCAATGTCACAAACTGTTTTTCCTGCTACAGATTGTTTAATTGCTTCATTGTAAAATATGTTCCTACCAGTGTCGTTGATCATTGGTAGAAAAATTCCGTTGTCTGAATACCAATTAAAATCTTTAGGTAAACTTTCTAAATTCAATTATAATCTCCATGTGTTTTTAATATGCAAGCAATATCTATCGGCCAGATACTCTTGACTTTGTTCACTGCCATGATACCCAGGATCCTCGCCAGTAAATGGATATTCGTTGGTAGCGTAGGCAGGTGTATCTTTGTAATCCAATGTAAAGTATTTGTTTTCTATTGTGGCAGGAAATGCAGCACGTACTGTGTCACTGGTCCATATATTACAAGCAACAACCAGAAACGGAATTCCAGCTGCATGTAGTCTAAATACACCGTCACTGATCAACCAGCGATCTTGTTGCAGCTTCCAATTGCTGTCATACATGTGATTGATATATTGTTTCACTGCTACCTGCGTATTCTTGTCTATTCTGCCAACACGATAATGATGATCGTAATTTTCAGCTAGACTAAAAATAGTCTCAGATATCATGGTGTAAGGACCATTGGCAAAATTAATGTTTTGTACGCCAAGAACTGGATCATACCCATTCTTTAAATCATTGTTTTGTAAATGCTGCTGTAGTGGTGTGTTCCATTTTGTCGGTACAATTGACCAATCATATGGTGCTGCCCCAGCTGGTATTTCCATACGATCGTGGAACGTGGGTGCCACAATAGCAAAGTCTGGTCGCTGTCGAACAATCTCGTCAATCATGACTCTGATACCACCGTTGCTCATGCCTTGCCGAGCTAGATGTACTAGATCCCAGTCCAGTTTTGTGGCCAACTTTTCGCCCCAACTGGTTCCTCGAAGCTCAGATCGAGTACTAGGTGCGCTGAAACTGCACCCAGTGATCATTAATTTTTTCTTCATTGCCATTCAGCTTTTTCAATGGTAAAGGGATAGTTGGCTTCTTTATAGAACTGTTTGCGTTTGGTCAAATGACGTTTGGCAAACTTGCAGGTACTGGTTATGTCCCAGATTTGAACGTGGTCTTTGTCTTCCGCTTTGCGAATGCCACGCCCGATACTTTGGATGACTCGCACAAAGCTCTTGCCAGGCTCAAGCAGCACCAAATTGAAAATACGGGGAATATTAATACCAACGGCAGCAACTCCGTATGTTGCGATGATGACTTTATCTGTTGCCTCTGCCACTTCGTCATAGTGTTCTTTTCTTTCTGCGGCTTTGGTAGCACCGCTGACAAATACCACATCAGGTTGATCTGATAGTAGACTCCACATTGTACTTAGTTCAACTTGCAACAGCTTACCAGTTTCAACTCTGTCTACCAGAATCAAGGTGTTACCGCCATCTTTTATTTGATCAATCATTCTAGCAATGTATGCAAGACGTTCTGTGTCGGTGACTAGATATTTAAGTTCACTCTGGTAATCTTTGTATTCTTTATGATCTTGTAACTGTACTACATTGACATGACATTGTGCAAGATGGCCTGCTTCTTGAAGTTCGCTGGCACTCAGTTGCCCTACCACTGAACCCAGCATACAAAAAATACTTTGACGTGCGTAATCTTCTTTTGGTATAGTACCTGTTAGCCCCCAACGAATTGGCACACTTGCAAAAGGTCCTGATAACAATGTTTTTAAAGCATCTGCTTTGGCCATGTGTACTTCATCTACAATAACTGCAACTACACCTTCCAGGAACTCTCCAATGGTCACTTCGGCTTCGTAGCTTTTGGTATTCTTGAGCATGTTGTTTAGACTTTGCCAGGTGCAAATGGTATGTGCGCGATTGTATTCTTTACGGTCACCAAAGTATACACCAACATCCAGTTGCATGTTGATGTAGTCTGCTTCTGTTTGTGTGACTAGACTCTTGTTTGGCACAATCACAATACTGCGACCATATGCGCTGACTGCGTCACTGAGTGCGGCTGTGACTATTGTTTTACCTGCGCCAGTGGCAACTTCTTGCACACATTGTGGGTTGGCAAAGAAGCGGTTGATGATCTCAGACTGATAGTCCCTAAGTTCCATTGCTTCACCGGCTTTGGGATGACCTTTGGGCCATTTGATATGACTGTAACTTTGTTCTGTGATTTCTGCAAACTCAAATGTTGTACGATACTCTCTAGTATCTTGTACTTCAACGTCATAGTTATAACTTTCCAACAACGGAAGTATTTCTGGTAGTAGGTTGATATACGTGCTACCACTCAGCTGGAAGAAACTGACCTTGCCGTCCCAGCGGCCAAGGCGAACGCTGGGTTGATACCTAGCGCCCGGGATTTCAAATTTGAATCGATCCACTAGTTTTTTTCTAGTGGTAAGGTCGAGTCCTTCTATTTTTACATTAACTTCGTCTCGAATTAGTAACTTTGCTTGCACAATGATTATCGCCCTTTAGTGTTATTATATACTTGTGCTGCAAAATAAACAACCTTTTTGGCACGTTGTAACAACATTGTTTTTTCTCCGCCATGCATCATGCCTGCAGAGCTTAAAAGCAGTGGTATGTCAAACTCCCAATTGGCTGCGTACTTGTTAAAAAATACAACTCGTTTACCTTCAACCTCGGGCTGTTTTTTATTACTAGTAGACTTGTATACTTGATCTGGTGCGAAGTATTTTTCAACAAACCCTTTGTACAATTTGTCGCTCATGTCCGGTTCATACACATATATGGGCCAGCGATTGGTCAGTTCTGCATAGTAGATAATATCTTCTAACACATCAGCATCAGTCTGAGGAGAAAATCTATGTTCTCGGCCCAACATCAAGTTAAACACACGTGGTGGATGATCTTTGGTCACGGTGTACTCCAACACTCGGTCAACAGAGTAGCCCAATATGCTGGCATGATCAATCAGCTTAACAATGTTGTTACTATTTAATCCGCCCAATTCAGATTCAATGTAGTCACTCAAACTCTGCGGCATATTGGTAATTGACAATTGATTGTTGGTCTTTACTAGTTTAATTTCGTATGGTGTTGCTTCAATATCCAAGACACGTTGTTCAAGTTCCAGCAGCTCGGGATCAATCTCAAATTGATTCATGCGACCAATGCCAACGGCCGTAACAAGATTAGTTTCTGTCAGTCCTAGACGCCATTCTTTGGAGGCATTACTCCAACGCCAATGTCCTTGACTGTCTTTGGTCATGTCACGCACTTGATCAATCAGTTTGGTTTCAAATGGAAACTTTAAACAGATTTCATTGTCAACCAAGGTCATTAACTTTCTGCGATCGATGGTACGCAACGGAATACGAAATACCGGAGACTCTACTGGATCAACACTGATACTATGCGTGGCCAATTGTTTGCGATATTTTAAAATTATTTTGCAGGCAATTTCAGCTTGGCGATCAGTCAGCGCATGGCCAGTCTGAGTGTTACTGCTCATTGACGCAACAATGTTGACATCGTATCTAGCTAGATTAATTATGGGCGGAGTGGAATCAAATAGCCCATGCAATTTACCAGTGACTGGATCTCTGTCACCGTTAATAACTTCAAGATAGTCTTCAACATAAGGGAATTGTTTCATAATAGTATATTAGCACACTTGCAAAAAGATGTCAAAAAAAAGCCCACCAATCTCTGGAGGGCTTTCCCGAACCAATAACGTAAAAGGAGCTAGCAAAAACGTCCGGTTCTAAAAACTTATTTAGGCATCATCAATGCATTGAAGTTGCTAGGCACAACGATTGTCTGCACTTGACCGTTCTTGATACCTTCACTAATATTCAACATGGCTTGTGCTTGCATGAATGCAATACTAGCACCTGAGTTGTTGGCCAGTGCTGCCATTCTGCGACTTTCTGCTTCGGCAGTTTTAACTTCAACTTCTTTTTGTTTCAGTTCATTTTTGCTACGCACCAGGGCATTGGCACTCTCAACCACTGTGTCGCTGGGCAACACATTTCGAATCATCACCTGATTGATGGTGATTGAGCCATCTAGTTTTTCTTCAGCAAGATTGCGAGTAATCTCTTCCCTGATGTAGTTTTCCATTTCAGTGCGATTGTCTGCCATGTCTAGTGCTTCGTGCTTGCGGGCTGAATTATAGATGGCATTGCGAGCATTTTGCACAATGTAGTTGTACATCACATAGGTGTCGCCTTTGAACTCAGCGTGGAAGCGCTTGTTCTTGGTTGCGCACAATTCACTCACTTGTTGCGGGTTGATGTTGTAAACAACCACAGCATCAAAGTCTTTCATGGTTGAGTTGTCTTTGGCCACAGGAGTCATGT